CATCTCACATTGCAAAAACCGAAGTAGTTCGGTCAACTGAAACCTTCTCCGACATCGTTCGTGGTCTTCATGTGTTTGGACGTAAAGTCCTTCGCCCAGAAGCACTCGTTCGCGGTGTTGTAGATACTGTTGCTTAAGGGAGACTGACACATGGCTACTTACACCGTAACTAATGCTGTTGCTGGCATTCCCGTAGGGCACAAAGCCCAAGTAATTGAGGTTGTTCTTGACTTCTCAACTACTGCTCTTGCAACTGGTGAAGACATCGACGTTTTCGAAATTCCTGCAAACACCCTTGTGTTAAACGCAGGTATCGAAGTGTTGACTCTTGCTTCTACTGGTTCACCAACTCTTGACTTGGGTGATGGCACTGCTGCCGACACTTGGGTTACTGACGTAGCAGGTCATACTGCTGTTGGTTACGAGATTGGTTCAACCCCAGTTCTGTACACTGCTGCCGATAACATCGACATGAAAGCAATCACTGCTAATTTCGATGGTAAGGTTCGTGTGTTTGCGACTGTGGTTCCAATGGGTGCGGCAGAAACTGCTGCGGCATTTGCCTAAATAACTGTCGGGGGGCAGGGCAACTTGCCCCCTTGACACCTTATTAATTTTATGATATAAGCAGTAATCCCTGCCGGGGGTAAACCATATGGCACCTAGAAAAAAGACTACACCAAAGAAAAAGTCTGGAAGTCCTACACCTAAAAATAAAGCACTTTATGCAAAGGTAAAGGCAGAGGCTAAACGTAAGTTTGATGTGTATCCTAGCGCATACGCAAACGCTTGGTTAGTTAAAACGTACAAAAAGCGTGGCGGGACTTACGCATAATGGCTAAACCAAAAGGCGGCTTAACTAAATGGTTCAAGGAAGACTGGCGAGACGTAAAGACTGGCAAGAAATGTGGTCGGTCTGGTTCTGAGAAAAAGAAACGTCCCTATCCAGCTTGTAGACCAGCCAAAGTCGCCAGCCGAATTACTAAAAAAGAAGCAGCTAAAAAGACAGGCCCCCGCAAAGTAAAGTGGTCTGTTACTGCATCAGGTAAGAAAAGGAAGAAAAGTGGCACCAAGAAAGCCTGACAAGATGCCAGCCCGTAACAAGAAGAACTTCCGCCCTACAAAGTCTGGTGCGGGAATGACTAAGGCTGGGGTTGCTGCCTATCGCAAAAAAAACCCCGGCAGCAAACTAAAGACTGCTGTGACAGGCAAGGTAAAGCCGGGAAGCAAGGATGCCAAGCGTCGCAAGTCTTTCTGTGCACGTTCTGCTGGACAGATGAAAAAGTTTCCGAAAGCAGCAGCCAACCCGAATAGTCGGTTGCGTCAAGCACGAAAGAGGTGGAAATGCTAAACCTACTTGTTGGCCCGATAGCAGACCTAGCCGGAACTTGGCTAAATGGTAAGGTTGAAGAAAAGAAAGCCCAAGCCAAGACTAAAGTAGCAAAGGCAGAAGCTGAAGCTATCGTTATGCAAAAGAAAGCCACCGGAGAAATCGATTGGGATTTAGAGATGGCTCGTGGAAGTCAGCATTCATGGAAAGACGAATGGCTGACTATTTTATTTAGTATACCTTTAATATTAGCCTTCATACCGGGAATGGAAGAACTTGTATCTCGTGGATTTCAACAATTGGAGCAAATGCCTCAATGGTACCAGTACAGCTTGGGCACGATTGTTGCTGCAAGCTTTGGAACACGAGCGGCAACAAAATTCTTTGGAAAGAAATAGATGACCTACACAATGGAAAAAATCTTAGCTTGGAAATTGTTACCTAGAGCAATGATGCTGGCTATGACTATTATGGCTTATCAAGTTGTACAGTGGTTTATGGACTTAGGACCAGCAGCCACTACACAGCAAACAGCCTTTGTATCAACTGTAGTAGGTGCCATGACGGGTGCTTTTGCTGTATGGATGGGGCACGAACAGAAATGAATACTGTAATTTGGGCACTGGTGTTGACTGTTTGTACAGCAGAGGGTCAATGCTTTAATCAGACAGTTCAGTGGTTTGATAACGAAAATAAATGCGAACGAAACAGACAGGTATATGAAGAGATACCGAAAGATGGTTCGTGGGCATCTGTTGAATATAAGTGCGGTATCGTAGGAGCGTTAGAAATATAATGTCTATGTTCAAAATGGAAAACACTGAGGGATTTCCTACTACAAAAGCTGAAGCACGTACCTACGAAGCAAAAAACATACATGTTGCTGTAAAAAACTACGTACTTAGCTGGGACTATGATGCCCTTGTAGATTACGCTGTACAGGGTATGTACAAAGAATACATGGATAGAACACGACCTAGAGTTTATATAGACAACCTTATGAAAGAGTTCGGGGAAAATCAATGAAGTACAATACTTCGCATTTCTTAGATAAGCTTATCGAACACGAGGGTATGGTTCTTACTGTCTACCAAGATACGCTTGGTATCGACACAATCGGTATAGGTCGTAACTTGAAAGACAGAGGCATAAGCAAAGAAGAGCTTGCTTACCTAGATATCCCAAACATTGAAACTGTGTATCAGCACGGCATTACCGAAGCCGATGCGCGGTTTCTTGCAATGAACGATATCAAGATTGTAGAAAGCGAACTGTGTAGAGTTCACGAGTGCGTAGAAAACTTGGATGCGGTTCGTCAACTCATTCTGATGGACATGGCATTTAACATGGGTGTACCCCGCCTGTGCAAATTCAAGAAGATGTGGTCTGCAATCCACGAAGAAAACTTTGAAGCTGCAGGGTTTGAAATGATGGATTCGAAGTGGGCACGGCAGGTAGGTCGAAGGGCACGTATACTTTCGGATGCGATGAAATTCGGAGAGTTTTAATAAAAGGTCATAGATAAAGGAGTACAGTTATGGCACCAAGAAATAAAAGAGGCGAACGTACAGGTCGCAAGGAGGACGGTACAAAGGTCGTTCTTCCCGGTTCATCTAAGGGGGCAAGGCCAGTAAAAGGCAAATTCCCCGTCCCCGGAAAGAAACGCCCCGGAAAGACTCAGCCGGGTAAGCGTAATCCTAAATTGGACGTAAAATTTCCCGTCCCCGGAAAGAAACGTAAACCAAAAAAACCGGGAACACCCGTCATTGGTCCGGCAAAAGTACTTCCAGTAAAAGGAAAATTTCCCGTCCCCGGAAAGAAACGCCCCGGAAAGAAACGTCCCGGAAAGACCCTTTTTTAACGCTTCAGGCAACGAACGAGAAAAACAAATGATAGCAGAAACCCTTGCGGGTATTGCACTAGTAAAAAGTGCCGTAGACGGTATTAAATCTGCAATTGGAACAGCCAAAGATGTGAGTGAGGTTGCGGGGCACATTGACAACCTTCTTACTGGCGAAAAACAAGTCCAACAACAACGGGCTAAAAAGTCTGGAACTAGCATAGGCGACCAGTTCGGTATCAAGTCGGTTGCACAAGAAGTTATCGATGCACGGCTCGCCCAAGAACAAGTCAACGAAATGCGAAACCTCGTTGACATGAGGTTCGGTCCCGGAACGTGGCAAAGCATAGTCGATGAACGTGCACGACGCATACAAGAAGCAAAAGAAGCAGAACGACAAGCTAGAATAAAAGCGCAGCAAGAGCACGAGGAGTTCGTCGAAGGCTTGAAACAATCTGCTTTAGTTAGCCTAGTTGTAGCAATAGCAGCGGGTTTATTATTTGCAGCTATTGCCCTTCTTCCGAAATAGCTTGACTAAATTGAATTTTTAGTCTATAATAAGTTGGAAGGGGATTAACATGGACAAACTTGCAATAGACGCTCTTCGTCACACCTATGAATCAAAAAAGAAGACAGCAGAATATGTTTTTAAAAACGCTAAAAATGACATTATGGCTATGGACAAGGCTGTTAAAGATTGGTCTGAAGCGCATTACCGCCTATGTACCCTTGATTGGCTTGAAGATGACTATGACATCCGCCCGTCGTTATTTGATTAAATATGTTGGCTGGGGTTTGCTCTATTGCGGCAAGCCCTTTACCTCTGTAGGCGACTGGTTCTGGAAGTTGCACCGCAAAGTTTTGAACTGGGATAGAAAATAGTGTCCATCACCTCATACCCAAATCTGATTACGTTTAGTGGTGGCGTAGGGTCTTTTCCTTACTTTTTGCAGGTATCTCGTGGGGAAATACAGGGACACAAGCGTGTATTTAAGTTTGGTTATAACGGAGAAATACAAAATTCAGAAGAGACTATCTGGGATGTAGGTGGTCTGTATGCGTACCCATCTAGTGCTGTAGCAATGACAGCAACGAGCAGTTCCGGTGCTACAGACGAAAACGTAGAAGTAACCATTCAAGGTTTGGATGCAAGTTACAATGAGTTATCTGAAACAGTAACTCTAAATGCATCGGGAACCGCAACGACAACGGGCAGCTTCTTACGTGTGTACCGTGCCTTTGTGTCTAGCGGCACAGCATCTGCTGGTAACATTACAATTGCCAACGGTGGCACTACCTACGCATATGTTTCAGTGGCTGACCAACAAACATTGATGGCCTTGTGGACTGTACCTGCTGGATACACAGCGTATTTGTTTCAAATAGATGCAACTGCGTTTACTGTACAGAATAACAAGGTAGCAACAGTACGGATGCTGACGCGGGAAGTCAATGGCGTGTTCCGCACACAAAATAAGTTTGACTTGTTTGAAGGTTCGTACCATCAGGATATTACTTGTCCACAGCCTATCCCAGAAAAAACCGACATTGAGTTTCGTGCAATAGCAGACAGTTCAAATGCTGACCTACGAGTTGCCGCAACCTTTGATATCATCTACATAGAGAACTAGAGATGTCAGAACGTAAAAGACGCACCCTTGCCATAGAACTTACAACGGCAAACCAAGATGTATATACAGTTCCTGCAAGGTTTACCAGTGATGTAAACAGTATTTATATCAACAATGCCTCTAGTTCGTCGGTTACGTTTAGCTTAGATTGGTACGAGGCATCAACAACAACACATTACACCCTTGCTGAAACAGTCGAACTTCCCGCGAATTCACTGCTTCAGATTACAGATTATCCCTTGTTTTTAAACCCCGGTGACAAGATTCGCGGATTAGCAAGCGCAAATAGCGCAGTAAATATTTCCATATCTTTGGAAGAATATTTTCAGACTTCACTTTAATAGGAGACACAAATCATGGCAATTACAACTGCAATGTGTAATAGCTTCAAGCAAGAGATTCTTGGTGGTGTCCATGATTTGGATACGGATTCTTTGAAACTAGCTTTGATTAAAGACACACCGACTGGCACATACAACGCCAGCACTACTAATTATTCTGACGTAACTGGCAATAGCGATGAAGCCAGCGGAACCAACTACACAACTGGTGGTCAGGTTCTTGATGGTGCGACTATTTCTCTAGACGGATCTACCGCAATCGTTGACTTTACAGACGAAGTATTTTCAAACGTAACTGTATCTGCAGACGGTTGTATTATTTATAACACAGCGGCTAGTAATGCAGCCATTGCTGTGATTGACTTTGGTGGCACAGTAAGTGCTACTGCAGGTGACTTGACTATTCAATTTCCTGCCGCCAACGCAAGTAACGCTATAATTCGTATAGCGTAAGGAAATAAACTGTGGCAGATACCGCACTAAACTCCGCTACATATGGCGTAGGCGTTTACGGAACTGCAAAGTACGGACGCATTGAAATTGTTGTCTTCAATCTTGATGCTGCTACTGCAACAGGAAGTGTTGGTAGTCTTACCGTAAACATTAATAAAGATATTTCCGGGGTTAGCGCAACAGGCGCAATTTCTCCTGTAGTTGCTGGCGGATTTGAGATTGACATTAGCGAAGTTATTTCGACTGGTGTCGGTGCTACGGGTTCAGTAGGCACGGTTCAATCTAACATAGATGAGAAGCCTAGCGGCGTATCTGCAACAGGCACTATCGGAACCCCACAACCCATCGTTAGCTTCTCTGTATCTGTATCTGGTGTCGGTGCAGTAGCTACGTTAGGAAGCGTAGAGGCCCAGACTACTGAACCTCTGGGGAGTGTTAACGCAACAGGCGCAGTTGGTACGCTAATCCTACACACAACAGCAGGACTTTCAGGGGTTCAGGGGACGTTCTCCGTAGGAACTGGAACGTACTCAGGAGTGCAGTTTGATTACAATGCGGTTCGTGAACTATATGACAGGCGGCGCACCATCAATATAGACAGAGCAGCCTGATGCCTTTAACAAGTTACGAACGAACAGTACACGTTGTTTTAGATCCACGAATCGTTTTAGTTGAAGATGGAATCAACGCCTTCGAACGAACAGCGTCTGTAGTTTTAGAACCACGAGTTGTCCACATAGAAAGTATTGGCAACAGCTTTACAAGAACAGTTTACGTGGAGTAATTTATGTCATATAAATGGCCCTTTAAAGATCCCGGAGAGACACTCGACTACAGTATAGATTGGTCGCGGTTTCTTGGTGCTGCAACTATTTCTACAGTTGTATGGTCTGTTGAAACCGACGCATATTCAACCAGAACAGTCCTTGCTTCTGGACAAGACTTGACTACTGCATCAGGCGGGGCAACAACCGACAGCATTCAAAATGTTTCTCAGACTCAAACCAACACAGTCGCTACCATCAATATTGCCAGTGGGGTCAATACACGAAACTACACTTTTTTCTGTACGATGACCGACAGTACAGGTAGTACGGCTATTCGCTCAGTTAACTTGAAGGTAAGGACACGGTAACAATGGCATATGATTATTTAAGCTTGACCAATGATGTTGCCAAACGCCTAAACGAAACGCAACTTACCTCTGCGAACTTTGCTTCAGCTATAGGGTTTTATAGTGCAATCAAAGAAGCCGTAAACTCTTCTATCCGTCACATTAATCAGGCACACTTCGGTTGGTCATTTAATCATAACAAGTATGAACAAACCTTGACTGCCGGAGTTACGCGGTATCCAATTCCGACTCAAGCTAAGTATGTCGATTTTGATACGTTTCGTGTTCGGCGTGACACTACTCTGGGTATCGGTCGCGCAGAAAATTTAACACTGATAAGCTATGATGAATACGTAGATAGATACATCGATCAGGAAGATGAAACCAACGTGGCTTTAGGTGCTGCTCCTGAATTCGTATTTCGCACACAAAACGGTGAGTTTGGTGTAGTTCCTATGCCTGACAAAGCCTATCAAGTTGATTTTGAATACTTTATGGACCCTGTCGATTTGATTCTTCCCACTGACGTTCCAACTGTTCCTGAACGTTTTCGTCATGTAATTATTGATGGGGCTATGTACTACGCATACATGTTTCGTGACAACATCGAAATGGCGTCTATTTCTCAAAACAAGTTTGACAGTGGGATTAAACAGATGAGAACAATTAACGTCAATGAAAACATATATATGAGAGCACGATAAGCTTATGCCGGATCGTTGGCAAACATATGCCCTTGAGTTTAAGGGTGGACTCATTACAAACGTGTCCCCGTTGCAGCACGGTATCAATGCTCCGGGGTCTGCCCGTATTCTTCGTAATTACGAACCATCTATCGAAGGCGGGTATCGATCAGTTCAAGGTTACGACAAATACGACAGTGACGTTGTTCCCGCGTACGGTACGCCCTTAGTTCACGGAAACGGACAAAGTGGTACTTCTTTAATTATAGGTAATATTTTTAAATTACCAATAGTTGGAGACGTTGTTTCTTTAGACGGAGGTGCAGTAGCTGGTGCAGCACAGACAGGCACAACCTTAAATGTAGATGGTTTGGATGTAGCCCCATCCGCAAACGACACATTTACTATTGCGGGGGACACAACTGTATACACAGTTAGTGCCGCAACTGCTCTCGTAGGTACGGCATCTACCTTGACTATCACTCCGGCAATCGTAACAGCACCTGCAGACGATGCCGTTTTATCGTTCCGCTACACCATTGCAACAGGCGGCGTGTCGTTTAGTTCCGTGAACAAACGAGCAACTTTAACCCTAGATCAGACTATGGTCGTAAACCCATCTGATCAAGATGCGGTGTCGTTTCCTACCGCTGCAGGGTTGATTTTAGGGGTTTCTAGCTTCGAAAGCTTTGTAGTTGCGGCCCGTAATTCAGACATATTCAAGTCGAGCGGTTCTGGGTGGACGAAGATAAACACACCAAATTACGGGTCGGTTTTGGTAGATGGTGCCGCGCAAACAGGGACTAGCTTGGTTGTGGACGGTATCACGGGAACACCACAAATTGGTGATACCTTTACTATTGCTGGCGTAGATCTAATCTACACCCTCACTGCCACCCCGACGGTTACTAGCGGATCTGCAACGTTTGCTATCGATCCGGCTTTGAATAGCAGCCCTGCAGACAACGCTGCAATCACGATGCTGACAACAGATCGTACGGGAATGGCTAAACATAGGTTTGCTCAGTTCAATTATGCAGGAACTGACTACTTGACAGGCGTAGACGGAAGTAACGTACCGTTTGTATACGATGGTACTACCTTCACTGCCTTAGATGGAATCCCTACAGACGGTATAGGCGCAAGTCACGTAGCCAATTTTAAAAACCAACTTTTCTTTGGAAAGGGATCTACCCTTCTTTTTACAGCCCCGTTTACTTTTGATGATTTCTCTGCTGCAAGTGGCGGCGGGGTAATAAATGTAGGAAATGAAATTTCGGGCTTGATTATTTTTCGAGAACAGCTTATAATATTTAGTGAGCGTACTATTTTTCGCTTGGTTGGTAATACTATAGGTGATTTTCAGTTGCAGCCTATCACCCTAGATACAGGGTGTGTCCAAACCGACACTATTCAGGAAATAGGGGGAGACGTTATTTACTTGGGGCCGGATGGTATTCGCAGTCTTTCTGCAACCGACCGCGTAGGAGATTTCAGCCTAGCTGTCGTATCAAAGGCCATTCAAAGTAACGTAACAAACTTTGTAAATCGCAACACTTCGTTTAGTAGTGTAGTAATTAGACCGAAAAGCCAATACAGACTACTTGGATACAATGCAAACTTTTCGTCGGATTCAGCACAGGGGATTATAGCGTCGCAAACGTCGGAGGCTATGCAATTTGCGGAATTGAGAGGATTTAAGGCATACGTTGCCAGCAGTAATCTAAATGCGGATATAGAAACAATCGTATTTGCCAATGATTCAGGCTACGTATATCAGATGGAATCTGGAAATAGTTTGGATGGGCAGGATATCTATTCAACATTTGCCACACCGTACATTCCAATAAACGATCCACGAATTCGCAAAACAATTTATCGGTTGGTTTTGTACACAGATCCACAGGGAAGTTTCTTTTCAGAAATAAACCTGCTTTTTGATTTTGATGAAGTTGGGATTATTCAACCGACACCTTTTGTATTCGATAATACAACAGCATCAAATGCTCCAACTTTTTACGGAATCGGCATTTTTGGGACATCGACATACGGCGGAACACTTCAACGAATATTTGAGAGCCAGACATTAGGTTCTGGGTATGTTGTTTCTTTACAATTTAGATCAAATTCAACAAACCCACCGCACTCTTTAGATTCAGCCACGCTTGAATATGGCACTTACGGGCGGCGATAACGGAAGGACAAGACTATGGGTACAGGTTACACACGGAACGACACCCCAAACAACATTGCAGACGGAAACGTCATCAACGCTTCGGATATCGATGGCGAATACGATGCTATTGAAGCTGCCTTTAATGAAACTACAGGCCACACTCACGATGGCACGGCAGCAGAAGGTGCGCCTATTACCGTCTTGGGTCCGGTTCAAGATTTTATTGCAAGTGCCACAGAAATTAAACCGAAGACCACGAACACGCTAGATATCGGAACCAATTCTTTGCAGTTCAAGGATATGTATCTAGACGGAACCGCCTACATTGACGGTTTGGGCGAAGATATCTTGGTTGCAACCGACAAGAAAGTACAGTTCCGGGACACAGCCCTGTTTATCAACTCTAGCGCGGATGGACAACTAGACATTGATGCTGATGCAGAGTTAGAAATTACAGCACCAATAGTAGATATAAATGCGTCTACCTCTGTAAACATTAGTAATGATTTAAAATTAGATAGCGACTCTGCTATTTTATCTTTTGGTGCAGATAGTGAAATCACTGTCACACACGAACATAACACAGGATTAAAGGCAAAAGCAGCTAATGGGTTTGAATTAAATCTACAAACTAGCCATGACTCTATAGAGGCTACAGATGTGATAGGTAAAATTACATTTAATGCTCCTGATGAAGCTAATGGTACAGATGCAATACTAGACGGTGCTACTATTGAGGCTATAGCTGAAGACACATTTGATGCCTCCACAAATACCACTGCACTTGTATTTAAAACAAACACATCCGGTGCAGCAACAGAACGTATGCGTATTAAAGGTGACGGTGCAATCGTCATGGATACGCAGGTTGACATTGACAATATAACTATAGATGGCAACACTATTAGCAGCACCGACACTAACGGTGACATTAACATATCACCAGATGGTACTGGTACTGTTGTAATTGATACAGACCTAGACGTTGATAATATAAATGTAAATGGTAATACTGTTTCATCAACTGATACTAACGGGGATATTAATCTGTCACCTAATGGTACTGGTACTGTTGTAATTGATACAGACCTAGACGTTGATAATATAAATGTAAATGGTAATACTGTTTCATCAACTGATACTAACGGGGATATTAATCTGTCACCTAATGGTACTGGTACTGTTGTAATTGATACAGACCTAGACGTTGATAATATAAATGTAAATGGTAATACTGTTTCATCAACTGATACTAACGGGGATATTAATCTGTCACCTAATGGTACTGGTACTGTTGTAATTGATACAGACCTAGACGTTGATAATATAAATGTAAATGGTAATACTGTTTCATCAACTGATACTAACGGTGATATTAATCTGTCACCTAATGGTACAGGCACTGTAGTTATTAACACTGACCTTGACGTTGACAACATCAATGTCAATGGTAACACCATCATCAGCACAGACACCAATGGCAACATTGCTCTGACACCTAATGGTACAGGCGAGGTGGACATAAGCAAAGTTGACATCGACAGTGGCACAATTGATGGCACAACTATTGGTGCGTCAAGTGCGGCGGCTGGTACATTTACAACGCTTACTGCAAGTGGCGACCTCACTGTTGACACCGACACCCTTTACGTTGACAGCACGAATAATCGGGTAGGAGTAGGGACGACTTCGCCTAGTGCGAACCTTGAAATAGACGCTGGCTCTGCTAGTGGCACACACTTGCAAATTACTACAACTGGCTCTGGTCACAACTTTGACATGGTTGATTCAAGCAGCACAGCCCGTATTCGTAATGCGAGTGGTATTCTTCGTATAGGTGCCGACCACAATGATGAATCAGCGGGTAGCGCGGTACGGTTTGACGTTGACGGTTCTGAAATTGCTAGGCTTACAACGGATGGCCTAACCTTCAACGGTGACACAGCCGCCGTAAATGCGCTGGATGACTATGAGGAAGGGACTTGGACACCAAGAATAAGGGGAGGCGGCGAACCGGGTACACTAATTACTGGCAATGGCGTATACACAAAAATTGGCAATAAGGTGACTGTTTCACTTACTTTTGATAATAAAAACATGACTGGTTATAGCGGTGCTGTAAGCGTTGATTCATTTCCGTTTGCTCAAGTATCTGGTTTTAATGCGGGTGGGGCGACGGGTATGATTTACGCTTTGCTGGGTGCTAATGCTAGTAGAGAACACACAGCTCATTTTATGGCTAATAATTCCACTATTTTGAATCTTTATGACATAAACGCTGCTACGGGATGGACGCAATCACAGCATGGCGCACCCGCTGGCATGTATTTGTGGACAACGTTTACTTACTTCACATCGTAACCTGATTGGATTATCAGGTAGTCAGTCCATCCATAGGAGATAAAAATGGCACTAACAGAAGAAACAATCCAAGACAAAATCGAAATTGTAGGTGACTACAAGCACGTCCAAGTTCGCACAGCTACTATTATTAAACGTGACGGCGTTGAAATTAGTCGTAGTTTTCATAGGCACACTGTAGCACCAGACGCTGACATTACTGGCGAAAGCGCAGAGGTTCAAGCTGTCTGTGCGGCTGTGCATACACAGGCAGTCAAGGATGCTTATGCGGCGCATTTGGCTGAACAAGGTGAGTAAAACTCCGGCAGGGTGGTAATACAATGGAAATGACCAGTCTCATAGATGTACTTATCGGCCTTGTCGTGGCTGGTCTTGCATGGTTTTTGTCAGAACAAAACAAAGAAACAAAACGACTAGGCATACTACTGAACAAAACACGTGAAGAATACGCAACTCGCATGGAACTGCGCGACGACATGAGTAAGGTTATGGACGCTTTGCACCGGGTTGAAGATAAGCTAGATAAAGTATTGAGTAGGGATTAAGTATGGCAACAATTACCACAGACCAACAGTTACAACAGGAAGTGGGTGCCCTTGCAGGTGCAGGTATTCCTGCTAATGTTCCGGCTCAACAGACCGTACAAACGGACGAACTACAGACTACTGCTGGCACACAGTTGAAACCGACGGGTCAACAAGCTGCTACTGTCACTGCTGATCAAACAAGCTTAAAAGCCCCTATCCCTACTCCTTCTTCTTCTGGAGTAGGCCAAATTGCCGGAACTGACCTTGCTACCGTAACCCCGCAGATTGGTACGATGCAAGCAGCCCAGATCACACAGCCTGTACAAGTTGATATGACTGGCGTACAAGCTGGTCCATCTGCAGGTGCTATCGGTACTGCCGCAACGCAACAGCTAGATCCGCAAGCTACCACTCAGTATCAGCTTGGTCAATTGATGAACAGCATCCAGCAAGGCCAGCCGATGCCCCCGTGGGCGGCTCCTGCAGTTCGTAAGATTGGTGGCATCATGCAAGCACGTGGCTTGGGCGGCTCTAGTATGGCTGCAGCGGCTATGACACAAGCTGTGCTAGAATCTGGTATCACGATTGCAGCCGACGACGCAAAGAAGTACGCAACTATCCAGCTTGCTAATTTGAACAACGAACAGCAGATGGCCCTTTCCAACGCCGCAACTTTTGCCGCAATGGACAAGGCTAACTTGAATGCCCGTTTGACTGCTGCCGTAACCAACGCACAGTCGTTGCTTGCCACTGAAACAAAGAACCTCGACGCACAGCAGCAAGCCAATACACTTTCATACAATGCTTTGACTCAGGGTATCTTCAAGGATGCGGCAGAAGAAAACGCCCGTCAGCAGTTCAATGCAAAGAATGAACTACAAGTCGAACAATTCTTTGCGGAGTTGGGTTCGCAGGTTGAAACAGCCAATGCAAATCGGATGGCTGCAATGGAACAGTTCAACGCTGGTGAACAAAATGCAATGAACCAGTTCAATTCTGCAATGGCTGATAACCGACAGAAGTTCAACGCCAATATGCAGTTTGCTGTGGATCAATCGAACACACAGTGGCGCAGACAAGTCAACACGGCTAACACTGCTGCCCAGAACGAAGCAAACCGACAAAACGTACAAAACGCCTTTAACGCATCACAAAACGCACTAAATAATCTGTGGCAACAATACAGGGATAACGCAGCTTGGAATTTCCAAAAAGGTGAATCGCAGCTTCAGCGACAGCATGAAATCGGTATCATGGCTATGGAATTTGCCAACAGCGAGAAGCTATATGATAAGCAGCAAAAGGATAACTTGGCTGCAGGTATAGGTAACTGGATTGCTGCTTGGCTTGCAAGTTAGGGAAATAAGATATGTCTTTTAGTCTAGGTAATATGATAAGCACGGCATTTGAATTTGGTAAGGATCTGTTGTTTGGTAGTCCGGCAGCGGGACCACCGGGGTTGAGTGGTAAGGCAGCAACTAGCGGCCTCATCGGGTCGGGCGGAAATTTGAGCGGCTTTATAAAAAAGGGTGCACAGATGTACTTGAAGGGTACGGGTGTCGGAGATCAAGGTGGTTACTTTCAAGCACCTGACATCAACATACGACAACGTCCCCGCTCTGTACAAGAATTGACTCGTGGTCAAGCTGTTGGTCAAGTTCAACTCAGCGACATTCAGCGTACCTTGTATTCTATGCCGGAAGTACAACGGGCTGCACAGATGATGCAAGCATCTAACAATAGTCACATTGCAAACCTTCGTGCCGCAACAGGCGTAGAACAGACTATTCGTCAGGGACGCAAGACACTTGCTACTGAAACGCCCGAACTACGGGAGATAGATGTATAATGAAAATAGATCCGTCACAAGCCCCTCGTGGTAGCATAGAAGCAAAAGACCCGTTTGCAATGGCACCTCCGGGATACGGCCTAACGTCTGACAATCAACAGTGGCCGTGGGGACAACCCCCACAGATCGTTGATCCGCAACAGGCTTTGCAAACAGCTATAACTAAGCTAAACCGTAAAAAGAACAAGCGTGAACTGATGAAGCTGTTGATTGTCGGCGCGTCGGTTGAGGTGCTTGTCGAAGGATACATTTTTCAGGCATTCTCCGAAGGTCAATTCACACCAGATGTCGGTATGCTGATCAAAGGACCGCTTGCAATGGTCATTGCGGGTATGGCTGAAGAGGAAGGTATTCCGTATCGTTTCTTTGAAAACGACAACGAACTTGAAAAAGACGAAATGGACGATGCAACCTTCTTCCGCATGATGAAGCAGAACAATCCGGGTATGTTTTCTGTTATCCGTGAAAAGATTAACGAAGACATTCGTAGTGGCTACATTCCAGAAGAGCCACAAGAAGAAAACTTTATGAACATGAAACCGACTATGGAAGAGGCGGAGTAAGCTATGGGTATTGGCGCAGCGTTTGCTACGGGCCTTGTAAAAGGCTTCACACAGAACATCCAAGAAGAAAAGGCACGTCGGTTAGCCGAACAGCAGAAGATTGACGCATTCGAACAGACTGCTCTCCAGTCGGTTTTGACGGGCAAGGCAACCAAATCGGGCTATGCCTCAGTGTCCAATCTTATCAAATCTGCACAACAGCAGATAGATGAGCGTCCCAGTATCGACATCTTTGGTCGTGCAACCGACGGAATTGATATAGATTTTGCAAGCTTGCAAGGCACCCTAGAAGATGCCACAGAAGACTATATTATGATTGGCTCTGTAAAATTGGATGTTCCTGAAAAATACTTTGACCCTTCGTCTGACGCTCAAGACAAAGCCAACATGTTTATGGATTCCTTGAACAACCAAATGGCTACCCCTGCTTCACGAGCAGAATTTTTGGGGAAGTTTAAAACTGAAGAGGATGTTCGTTCTCTTGACGCAGCCTATCGTGGAAATCTTGGACAGTGGCTTAGAACCCGTACTTATGATCAAGAAGGCAATAAAACGGTAAACATTGACCCATCAACTAGTTTGGCAATTCACATTCCTATGGAAGAATTCTTAGGTTGGGGAGTGGATAAAGAATACGAAATTGCTGTTGAAGCAGCGTCTAGAAAGTTACAGCCGGGAGCAACAGGCCTTCCACCCAACTATGCTTTGCTGCCCGTCGGTTTAGGGGCTAACAAGGGTTCTGTAGCTGTAAAATTAGAAGACTTGGGATTCAAAGAACAAGATCAAATAGAAGGTCTTGAAGGTCTTGCTAAATTTCAAGGTATGGATACACAGAAATTTATCTATAACTATGCGGCACAGTTTGATAATCAAGTAGACTTTATAAAGGGCTTGTCTCATTCAGTTAAACTGTTCAATATGGGTGCGGCTGAACCTAAAAGTATGGATGACAACTATGCAGTTGGTGAATACTTGATGTCTCAATCTGACTTAAAAGATGATGCCCTTGCTCGTGCGTATGCAATGACACCATTTGTTGTTGATCTTAAAAGCCCACACGAACGCACTTTAGCAAGAGTAGGTATGGAATCATCTAAGACTATGTCGTTCAAAGAAGAGTTTGAAAAGCTGACAGGTCAGAAGTTAGACGCTTTTCAAGAAAGATCAGCAAGCCTGTTTAAAGCCCGTAAGAATCTTACAGGACTTCTTGAAAAGATAGATGCAACAGGCTTAAAAGTAGAAGGTGTCGTTGCCAATACATTTCAAACGGTATACGGCTTCTTTGGTGAAACTGGTACTATAGACCAGATAAAAAACTTGGTGGTAGATCGTAACGGTTATGCAGATGAAATATCTGCCACAAAAATAGATGCATTTATGGAAAATGAACTTAAAGGTGTCTCCAACGACGTAGCTGCAGCCCGTACTCTTGCATTTATTGCAGCAGGTGACTTGGCCCGTGCCGAAGATCCTAGTGGCAGACTCTCTGACCAAGACTTTATACGTAACTATAGAAAGCTTGGTATCAATGCTTCTGGTACGGTAGAGAACCAAATTGCAGCTATCAAAACCGTCCTAGATGAAGTTAACATGAAGTACCGTGAAGTCGAGGTCTTGAATCAGATTGTATCTCGCGGTATAGGTGGTAACCTAACTCCGGGGGATCGTAAGCTTTTGCAAGGCGATGCTCGTGCAAAGTCCTTTGTTCGGCTGTATTATGATTCTGGCGGACAAGCGGAAGAAACACAAGCACCACCTGTTCTACCTAGCTTTGAGTCGGTTACAACAAACACTGATCGGTATGAGCCATATTCTTTGTACGTTGGAAAAGATGGTGGAACAGTGTACAGAGATAAACAGACAAGTGCTTTGATTATCACATCCAACGGTGCCGTTACACAGCAGTTTGCAAAAGGCGATAGCACAAGACAAGCATTTACTAGCGGGGCACTTGTTAGAAATAGTGCTGGTGCTCCCGGCGGTCCAGCCCCCGCTCCTGCTCCAGCCCCCGCTCCTGCTCCAGCCCCTGCTGGTGCCCAACCAACTCCATCACCACAACCTGCTCCTGCTACTGGCACAATAGAATACCTAGATGTTGCAGGAAAAGAATCAGGAAACAACCAACAAGGGTACACCTTAGAGGGTTATCCCGGTAAGTACAAGAAGATGACTCGCCCAGACGGAACTCAATACTTTGAACCCATGAAATAAGGTTGACAATGGCTTTAGATTCTACATTACCCGTCGGTTTCCAAGAGCCGATAGACGCAACACCAACAGGCATGGAGTCGGTTCCGTCACCAGAAGAGGCACGGACCGTACAAACGACAACAGTTGATTTGCCTACGCTTGCAGCCGAAGATGTAGCTGCACAACGTGGCACGTCTAGATCAGCGCAAGATCTATCGAACGAATTTCGTTCCATAATGAACAGCAAGTCCTACGATGAGATTGCTGCTTCCGGTGTTGAAATAATCGGCGATGAAGTCCTGACACCTAGTCGGATTCAAGAAATCAATGCCGACCCCGGATTGTACGGCGCACTTGAATATGAATACATCACGAATAAGTCAACACCACAACAAGATCCGGCAAAACCTGCTGTGCCATTCTCTACGCCCGACTACACAGAAGTCCGGTTACCTGAATGGACAGACGATTACAGCGCGGACTTTAAGTCTATTCTTACTGACGCGGTAAAAAACCGACAGAAGGTAGCTGCCCTAATATCTGAAACCAACCCAAATCTTACACGTCGGGGACAAGACTTAATTCTTTCGCAGTTTAAGACGGGAGATACCCTGACTGAGTTTCTTCGGGCTGGTGAGGATTTGCCGGGTGAACTTGCCCGATTGCCTTTGATTGTAGGTATGGCAACCAGTGCAGCGGGGGCTTTGAAAGATGCTGCGGGTGAAGCCATGTTTGGCGACAGAGATTTTGATAATACGTTTATAGAATCCTTTGGCAAAAGGATGGGACAAAAAGGGTGGATGCGCGAATACGACAGAGCACTGAATGATACTGTAGTCTTAGATTCTAGTCGTGCATCTTTGAAGCGCGAATATAAAAAGAAATTCATAGCTGAGTACGGCGAAGATGCTTGGCGCGAAGACCATCAGGTTCCTTTGATTGAGGTTGTAGATGGCAAGGCACAATACAAGCTAGATGAAAATGGTAACGTCGAGTATAGGGATGTCGGCTTGGACGATGCCTCTGCAGACGGTATCTTGGAACTTGCCTACAAAGAATTACCTGCAAGTAGTAAAGCGGCTTTGTACTTTTCTGAACAGGCTCCGTTTACTGCTGTCGGCACTGTTATCGCTGTTTCCCGTGCATCAAAAACAGTAGGGGCTGTTCAGAATGCACGTAAGTCTAACACAATAAAGTACGCAGATAAAACCGACTACGAAGTGTATCAGTCCCTTCGTGCTGAGAAAAGTTCAGGATTTCTTGCTCCCCTTAAAGGGGCATTTAATTTTGCTACGGCTGGTAACGTAAGAGCACGGGGTCGCCTTACAATGGGCGAACAGTTGACCTCGCATCGGGCTACTATCTCCCGCTATGAAGATGACATAACCGCAATAAATAAACGTTTAGACGATCCCAACCTAGATGATGTTAAACGCATAGAACTAGGAAAGCAGCGCGACGTTCTTAAAACAAGTCTGCGTAGTTATCAGTTACGTAAGGGTACGGGCACAATCAACAGTCCATACATACGTAGTGTAGCAAGAGATGATGTTTTAATTTCTACTGCAGTCGGTTTAGGTGCAGCCGCACTACCAACAGACTTTACTGCATTCGGTGTAGATGGCGACACAATAGTCGGTATTACAGCACCTATATTTGCACCGGCTGTATCACGCCTTGCGGTTTGGGGCGGTAGCAAAGCCATCAATACGATTACCGATAACACCATTAAGGATGTCGGTTTGATGTTGGAAAATTCAGACTTCCTTCCGTTCATCACACAAGGCACTCTTGTAAAAGGCGACGAAGCAAAGATGCGTTCTGTTATGACTGAGATGGGACGTGCTGTAACCGACCAAGATGTAGCTGCCTTCACTCAGTTAAACAGATTATTTAATCAGATGACACCTGAGTACAGGGAAAAAGCCTACCAGTCTCTTCTCGACTACAACAAAATGATCAACGGTTTTCGTGATGATATGTTTGCAGTCGGGATGTCAGATGAAGCAATTGCAGAAGCCCTGCCTACTTTGCATTTGACTGTAGCACAAGCGACAGGTATTGCACCGCTTCTTGCGTTTCAAAAAACTGCAGTTCAAGATTTGAATGCGGCTAATCTTACCAAAAAGATGCCAGAAATCATGGAAACCATCGGGGCAGAGGAAGCTACCCTAGAAGGTATGACAACAAACCTGAATCTCCTAAAGGATTTGATCCGTAAGAATTCGGGTGTAGACCTAGATTCGAACGTCGGTTTACAGCAGTTGATGAACGACACTGCAGAAAGCATTGCATTCCAACAAGGCAACTTGAACAAAAAGAAACAGGAGATGTACCTTGCCCTTCAAAGCTACGTAGAAAATGTAGGTGTAACAGAAGGCATAGACACTGACACAATTGATAAGCTTGTAGAATTAGAAACCATCTTGGATACAGGAGAAGTTGCAGGTATTATCACCAGAGGTGAACGTGTAGTAAAAATGCACAATCGCATAATCAAGTCCGCAGAAGAAGAACTACAGGCCATAAAAGATCTGTCTTCTGATATGGATACGAATACATTTACTAAAGAATTTCGTCGCGTCGCAGACATCATGTTCGATGCAGAGTATGGCAGACGTAAAGCCCTTGCGTCTGCTGAATACCGCAAGGTCGATGATATGGTTGGCGAAGATACCCTCGACATGACAGACGTTATGCGTCGGTTAGTTGACATGACTGAAGACATGAAGGACAAACCGCTGTCTGTAGTGTTCGGTGGTATGAAGGGATTCTTTAATAAGGCAGGTGGTAAAGACCTTCACAATGCTATGCGGACTATGGCACGTCGTGGTTTGCTTGCAGAATTCGGTGAAGATACTATCACGGCTCTGATTACACAGAGACGCGAAGTAGATGGCTTAGAAAACTTTGGCTACATCGACTTGGCTTTGGAACTGGCTGAAAATAGTGCAGAGCCTCTTCAGTTCTTTGCAGCCAAGCCCTCTGAAGTTGAAAATGTCTACAGGTACTTCCGCGACAGAGCCATTACCTTGAGCCGACAGTCCAAGACTCCTTCACGCTTGGAAGCCGACATTGCTCAAGAATTTAAAGACACTATCGATGAAGTGTATAGTAACTACGATCCTGCAGTACGTCAACAGATTACAAAAGCACGTCAGACCTATCAGGATAACGTTGGTAACAGAGTTGATAAAGGACGCTACGCACAGGTGGTCCGTGACGGACGGGAACGCAAAAGACCTGCAGACGAAAGCCGTAGCTACTATTACCCAGATGAAAACAAAGCACCTGAAGCACCCTTCGTCAAGATTGCAAACCTTGCTGTTAAGATTACAGAAGAAGCTGATCCAGCAGAAAGCTTGCAAGCTATTGCAAAAGAGCGGGATCGCATTATGTATCTTCTAGGTGGCACAAAGGGTGCCGATGGTAGGTTGGTATTTGATTTCCGCGATCCAGTACAAAAGCGAAATGCGTACATGGCGCAGCAGATGCTTGAAACCATGATTAGTAAAAAGATATCAGACAAAATGGCAAGGGATGCGGATTTGTCTATTGAAATCTTGAACGAAGGCATGGACGTAGCAAACAAAAAAATCACGTACAACTTTAGCAAAGCTATGCGTATCGTTGATATCGAAAACGAACTGCGGGTCGGTTACATCGACGAACAAGGTGTGTTCCAAAGCGCAGGTGGCGTCGAATTAGACGTTATCAAAAACCGTGCGGCAAGTTGGGACAAAATTATGAAAACCAACAAGGATGCACAAGTCGAATACGAAGCTATTCGTAAACGGGTTGACGTAACCTCTGGTGTACTTGGTATCGCACAAAAGAAAGAGTTGGATGCAATCAACGAAACGATTGGTCAGCTTTCACAAAACACAAAGCTAATAAACAATCCCAAAGCCTTCTATTCAGAGTTCTTTGAAAACGCCACCCCAGAAAGCTACAACAATACTATAGCTGAATTTGTAGCGCAGAGTGGCGGAAAGCTGACAGAAGATCAAGTACGCACAAGCATGAAGTACATGTACCTACGTGGTATCTTTGAACGCGGGGGTGTGCAGACAGGCTTAGATGCCCCATCGGGTCGGTTGCGTGGTGACGTAACAAAGATCAATACGTTTATTGATGACATATCTGATCCTAGACGGGCTGCAGTTATGGAAGCAGTATTAGGAACAGATCATGTGGATCAGCTTCAACGTATCGCTCGTTGGTCTAGCTATAGCATGGGAGATGCCTTAGACTTCCGCGCAGGTCGGGCAACGAAGGGCATGTCCCTAGACTCTGTATTCTCTCGTGTCTTTAACATTGCACGGGGAATGGTCAGTCCCCTGTATGTTGGTACTGAAGCAGCTACCCGTATGATGCTGGAGAATAAACAGAATCTAATCAACTTGGCTCTTAGCGACAGACAAGCTGCAGAGTTTATGGCAAACGTTCTAACCAACCCAGAACGTTTGACTGAGTTAGATATCAAAACATTTAGCTTACGTGTACAAAACTATCTTGCACGAGGAGCAGCAGAAGGGGCGGTTAAGATCCCGTCTGTTCAAGAACGCTACGGTATTACTGAGGAGAACAATGATGAAACAGTACAATAACGGCCCACGCAAGGGTATGATGTATGGCGGGGCAACCCGTCGCAAACCTATGATGTACGGCGGCACGGCAACTAAGCCCCGTAAAAAGGCACAGATGGGCGGCATGATGCAGTCTGCCCCAATGATGCAACCACAGAAAATGAAACCGACCCAGATGCAACCTGCGGGTATGTCAATGAACATGGCAGAGGGTGGCAAGGCAAGCCTGAAACCTGTACCTGAAGATAACAAAGGGCTAGGTAAACTACCAAAACCTGTACGAAATAAGATGGGGTACATGATGTACGGGGGAAAGGCTAAGAATCGTGGCTAGAAAAGTTGTTCGTGCCCCAGAGGGCTACCACTGGATGAAGCAAGGCAAAGAGTTTGTCCTAATGAAAAACCCCAAAGACGGTTACAAGCGTCATCGGGGTTCGTTCTTGAATGCACGATTCGAAGTAATCAAGGAACACAAAAAGAAAAAGAAATAAACTTAGATGTAGGTGCGGGATTTCTCCATCATTTCATCGCCCATCGATCTGAGGTACCTTAACAGGGATGCTATTGAGTGTGCACCTTCATACTCTGGCATCCCTTTATTCATTGCGGATTCAAACTCGCTAGGTGGTACGCCATCCCACATGAGTTCCACGTTTCCATCCTGATTCAAGTACGCTGTAAATTGAAATAGGTTAGCCTTATGCTGCTTCTTTGCCATTGACAGTCTCTAGTTCTTGTATTGCTAGGTTGTAACAGTCAGCCTTGAAAACAAAGCCGTTGGCAGGATCAACATCACCCACCTGATATTTGATTGCCTTCTTGTAATAGTCTGCTTTAGGTATTTCCCCAAGTATCCACGCTTTACTGTGGTCGGTAAGGATGCGGACAAAGACATAGCTATCGCAGTCTTGTTTCGTACCGTGTGCCGCCACAGAACAATCGTAGTTAGGTGAAGGGGTTGTGTTGCACCGCTTAGTCTTTACGTCAACACGTCGGTTTCCTACCAATAGGTCGTAATCCTTGCTGTTG